CTTGCCTAGCTCACGTAATCCGTCTCTCATCCTGGAAACGGCGGGGGATGGAATGAGCCATTTTAAATGCCCATACTGCAATCACGACCAAATTGTCACTTCTCCACAGGTTTCTGAGAGACTTCACCATTTTTCGATCGAGAATAAACGCTACGGTGAAGTTGGATTTGTGAGTAAAGCAATTTCTTGCGCAAATCCGAAGTGCCAAGAAATATCTTTAAATGCAGATTTCGTTTCTGTTGAATTCTACGCAGGCAACTGGAGAGCTGGAGCTAGTCTTCAAACATTCCAACTGCGCCCAGGATCACGCGCTAAGCCTCAGCCTGAATGCGTGCCCCCGGCGCTGACGAATGACTATTATGAAGCGTGCGCGATCGAGGCGCTGAGCCCGAAAGCGGCGGCCACTCTGGCCCGGCGATGCATCCAGGGGATGATCCGCGACTTTTGTAACATTTCGGAGAAGACGCTCTTCGCAGAGATCACGAAGCTGAAGCAGCAGGTTGAGGCGGGAGCCGCGGCCCAAGGCGTCACCGAAGACACGATCGCAGCTATAGATGCGGTCCGTTCCATCGGAAACATTGGCGCTCATATGGAAGCTGACATCAATGTGATCGTCGATATTGAGCCCGGCGAGGCACAAGCACTTATCGAACTGATCGAGCTCCTCTTCCAAGATTGGTACGTCGCTAGAAATGCTCGTCGACAGCGCTTGGCCAAAGTTCAGGCCATCGCCGCGGAGAAGAAGCGTTTGCTCGAGCCTCCTCCGAACCAATTGGCCGCCCCCACCGAGATCTCTCTCGCGCTACTTGGGCAGTCTACCAAATCGGCGGACTGATGTCCGAAAGCCCTATTCGCAGGTGATGTAGCTTTCAGGCCCGCGGAATTGGTTCTGCACGAACGGATCTCGGCAGACCTCTCGTCCTCGTTTGTCTTGAACGATGTAGCCCTTCAGGATGCCGTTAGTGGTCACCCGAGCATAGACCTGCGCGACAGCGCCACCGCCGGCGGCGAGCGCCATGCCGACAAGCAATCCGGCTACGAATTTCGTCATCTAACCCTCTGCCCCTGCTCGCCGGCGAATGACGTTCTGCCTCTCACACGCATGGGAAATCCCCACGCTTTCGCTGTCAAGCGGGGCAGAGGCGGCCTATTTGACCGCCGTCTGCATATTCCGAAGCAGCCGGCCGTTCACGCTCTCCTGCTGATGAGCAATGGCGGCCGCGGTTTCCTTTGCGTCGCCGTTGGTCGTCACGTTGATCGTCGTCTCCTGCGGCATCGACACCGAAGTCGAGTTGTTGCCGGGCGGAGGCGCCAATGCTGTGGCCGAACCTCCCAGGCCACCGCCTGTCGCCTTACCAGCATTGCGGTCTGCCAGCGCCAGCTGCTCCTCGAAATTCGTCACGTCGAGGATGGTCTGCGCCTTCGCGAGGTCCTCCGCAGCCGCCTGCTTACGCATACGCGCGACGTTATCATTGACGGCCTGGTCGTCGGCCGCCGCTCGCTCGGGGCTCGTGATGCCAGCATTGCCCATGCCAGGAGCATCGCCAGACCCCGGCGTGTACTTTGGCAGCGCTCCGGCCCGGCCTCCCGCGCCAGGGGCCACGCCCCCAGCCTGCTCAAGCCGGCTCAGCGCACCCGCATGGGCACGGCTCATACCCTGAACCTTGTCCGCGACTGTCCCAGGAGCGCCGCCCGCGTGACGGTCGGTGTTGTTCCAATAGCGAGGGCTTGCATTGCCGGCATTGATGGCGCTGTAGATGTGCCCCAAGCCATGGCCGGGCTTGACGCCCCGATCGCGGAGATACTTGGTGACGGCCTCCATCTGGTCCGTGATGGAGGTGGTCTCGTTGACCTTGTAATAGTCGCGCTGAGGTTCGCCCCACTGGATGAGACCGCGATGCCGTCCCCACTTGGTGTACGGGCCTTTTTTCCAGGGATGCATCGTTCCCCCCGTCTCGTAAGAGATGGCCGTAGCGAGATCATCGGGAGCCACGCCAAGATCGGCGCCGGTCTTCTGGATACCGCGAGCGAGCTCCGCCGACTGCTGAGGCGTCAACCAGCTCTGCCCGGCGCCCCCGCCCGAGCTACGTCGTGCCATGCGCGCCCGCTGCGCTTCGGGTGTTTCGTGCCCGCTTCCATTCCACCAGCGTTTGACCCCGTCCCAGAGCTTGGGAAGCTTGCCCCAGCCGCCCCCTGAGCCCGCGGGCGCCTCAGCATCCTTGCTTGCCGCGCCGGGAGCTCTCGGGACACGCACGAGGCCGCCTGTATTCGGGTCGACCTGATAACTGCCGCTTTCGAGCGCCTTTTGCGTTTCGCTGCCTGCGGCGAACGCCCCGGCCACGCCGCCGACCCCGAAGAGGGTGAGGAATTTGCCGAGCGCGCCACCGAGGAGCGCGAGCGACGCGGCGGTCCCAACCGCCTTGATGCTCGCGGCGACGCCGAGGAACCAGGCGGCCACTTTCAGCCCGATAAGGGTGGTCAATACCGCCGTGAGCCCGTCCACGCCGGCGACCGACCTCGTGATCTTGTCGAGGCCCTCCCATAGCGGCGTGATGAACTTGATCACCGCCTCGAAGATGGCGGCCAGTTCGCCGGCAACGCGGCCGAGTCTCTCGAAAAATCTGACGATGGTGTCGGCGTTTTCCGTCAGCAGCTTGTCGAAGCTAGCGATCAGCCCCTTCACGCTCACGCCCAACGATTGCTGGAGCTTTGCCCCGATCAGCTCCGCAGTTGCGCCCAGGCTCTTCAGCCCCGTCGTCAGATCGTTTCCGATCCGGGCGGTTTCCTTGAGGTCGACCTGCAGCGCAGCGGCTTTGGCCCGGTACTCCTCCATGAACTTCTTGAGCTCGGGGGATCGCGCCGCGTCGAAAGTCTTTTCGTCGATCCCCAACGCTTCGAGGTAGGACAACGCGACGTATCGCGGCTTCTTGTCCATCGCCTGGATGAGTTCATTGAAAACCGCCGTCGTCTCGCGGAGTTTCCCGTTCTGGTGCGTCACGACGCCGAGCTGGCGGACCATCGAGGCGTAGCCGGGATTGTTGCGAAGCTTCGCGGAGAAGTTCTCCATCGAGGCCATTGCGCCCTGCGCTGAGCCTCCTACCTGGCCGATCGCATAGCTGAGCGCCTTCAGCTCCTGCACCGAGGAGTTCGTGCGCTTGGCCGCATAATATAGGTCGTCGAACTTCTGGCCGATCGCCGTGACGGCTGCCGTGACCGCCGCAGAGGCCGCCGTTGCAGCCAGTGCCAGCGTCTTTGCGCCCTTCGTCGCCTCGGCGAGGCCCGCATTGAATTTCTGATGCGAATTGCCATCCAGGCGGAAGCCTAGCGTGACAAGGAATTCCTCCACGACGTCTGCCACGATCAGCCTCGCTTATCTCGGATCACATAGGTGACGCTCTTCATCATCTCGCCGGTGTCGATGAGCGTGTTGGTGCGGGTGACGCCGCGCTTCTTGCGCTTGCGTAGGGTCGATTCAGCCAGCGGGGGCGGCGTGTTCGCCCTGATCCTCTGCTGCACGGCCGAGACAGCCGTCAGGCCGGCAGCTTTAAGCCCGGCGTCGAGAACGGTTTCGACGTCGGCGCCGGTCTTCATGGCCCGGCGCATCGCGGCTCTCATCTTCGAGCCGACCTCCTTTCGGACCGATCTGACGCCAGGCACGAGCGTCGGCCGCGGTGGGATATTCTGCGCCGGAGAGCCGGTTTCCATGAGGTAGTAGAGCGCGGCGTTGCCGATCTTTCCCTCGCGAGGATTCTGCCCTGCCGGGATGCCGACGAGGACAACCCGCTTCTCAAGCCGCTTGAGCAGCTTCTTGAAGTTCCCGCTGCGGCTGCGATGCGTGAAGGTTGCGGTCAATGCATCATCACCCCGATCTTGGCCGCCACCGGAAGCCGATTGGCGAGCGCGGAGAACGCGGCGAGTTCGCCGGTGATCACCGTGACGACGATGGTGATGAGGTCCGAGCCGTCGATCCCGTCGACGCAGACGCCGCGCTTCGGATCCCAGACCCGCTCCCACCGTCCAGCGGCGTTCAGCCTCTCGACCTTCGCCATGGCCTTGGACACGATGTAGTCGTGGGCCTCGCCGGGCAGGCCGCCGACAGCGATAAGCACCGGCGCCAATTCCTCGATGATCTGCAGCTTCGTGAATTGCCGGTCGACCTGGTTCGGGTCCGCGGCATAGCGCTTCATCAGCGGCAGCACCGAGGCCAGCAACGGCAGCAGCAGGCGGACGATGTGCGTCTGCGCCAGAGCGTCGATCCCGCCCGTCCGGTAATGCGTCGTCTCGATGCGAAATTCGCGCATGGTGCTCTCCTATGGGGCCGGCTGGGCGGTATTCCCGCTGCCGGGGACGACGCCGGAATGGATATGCTCTCTGAGGCTGATGGTGCCGGCGATCACATCGCCGCTGACCTTGAGCGTGCCGGTCACCGTCACGTCGCCGGCCGACTCGATCGCGACGCCCTTGTCGGTCTTGATCGAGATGCCGCCGGAAGGGCTGAGGCCGATGGTTGTCTTGCTGTCGTCGGAACGAAGCTGAGCACCCGACGTGTCGACATTTTCGAGCGCTCGCGGATTGGATCGAAAGCCGAGCTGGGCGAATCCGTTCGAGAGGCCATTCCGTCCGGTGCTGGCCGGCGCCTGCTGGCCTCCGCTCTGCTGCCAGCCATCCGGCGACTGCGAGGTGAAGTTGACGAGGACCTCATCCCCGGGCTTCACTGGGAAGGTCAGGGTGGTTCCGCCTCCTCCGGGAAACTGAACGGGGACGTCCTCGAGCAGCGGCAGATCCACGGTCTTCTGCTTGCCATCGGGGCTTTTGATCTGCCCCTTCACCGCGAGCTGAATCGTTGCGGTCTGCTTGG